CGGATCTTCTTTCGTGGCGTCGATCTTGAAGTCAGTGCCGGGGATGTCGAGCGTGCCGTAATCCATCACATGGTCAATCCGCCCGCGAGCACGGCCACCCGAGGAATCCCACGACACAAAGTCACCTTCGGCAACGCTGCCCGGCTCGGCCCTGCGATCCACTGAGCGGATGAATTGCGGCGAGTCATCGACCCACACGTCCACGCTGATGCCCGCAGCCTGGGCCGCGTCAGCCTTCATCGTCTCACCACCCACGAGCAGCACTTGCGAGAACGCGGGGGCGTACTGGCCCAGCGTCTCCGTCACAGTCTGGCGATCCTCTGGCGTGTCTGGGCGACGAGAGATCATCACGACGGTGTTGCCGTCCGCGACAGACTTCGCGGCGAACTCGCCCCACAGCTGCGGATCTGCCGCGAATGTGCGGTCGAAGTCGATAGAGATCGTCATCGCACGGGATTCAGACAGTGAGCGTGCTGCCACAGGTGGCTCGGCCACCTGCTCCGGCTCTGGTGCCTGCACGCCTTGCAGGATTGTCTCAACTCGTGCAGCCGACAGCACGGGGAATGCTGCCGAGATAATCGCCCTGGCAGCGTCAACTGTCAGCAGACCGTCTGTGATCTGCTTCACGACCGTCAGCAGTGACGATACATCTGCCGTAGTCAGGCTGGCCTCGCTCGCAGCCACCGGATCGGCTGGCTGGCCTTGCTGTGCCGCTGCTACGCCGCCCTCGACCGCTTGCCCGTCGATCCCGCTGCCCGGCTGCTGCTGGGCCAGCACGTCGTCCACTGACGGCATGGCCCCGAGGGTGCCCATGTTGAGCGGACGATACCGCTCGTCGCCACCTTCGACAGGGTCAAGGTTCTCACTGGCTCTGATGTCGTTGGTCGATACAACACCGATGTCCCACATGGCACGATAATAGGACGACCGGCTCGCGGCATCGCCACGCAGAAGGCCACGCACGTCAAACTCGGCAAGGTACTTCTCGTCGTCAACGATCAGGTCGCGGAGGAACGCGGACTCAAAGCGACGCAGCCACGGCATGATCGTGTGCGTGACGAATTGAATTTCGCTCTGCGGCGATCCCTGCTCAAGGCCGAGCAGATAGCCGGGGATGCGGAACAGCCTCGCAATCTCGCGAAGCTGGTGGTCTCGTAGCTCCAGATACTGCGAGTCGCTGTTCGACGCATACGGCACTTCGTAGGGCTTCAGTCCGCCCGTGAGTACCGCCGTTTCGTGAGCGTTGTGAGGGCCGCGATGCTTGCGGTTCCAGTTGTCGGCCAACTCGCGGCGAGCGTCAGCGTTGAGTTGGTTCTCGGTGCTGAGTATGAACCCTGGCCGGGCACCGGCACCAAAGAATCTCGCCCCGTGAACCTCGCACGCCCGGGCCAACGCAATCGCCTCGCGGCACTCTTCGACAATCGAGATGCCGTGAACGCCGTCGTCGCTCGGGCCACGCATGTGCAGGATCTGCTCGTCGGAGTAGACCGTCTGGCGGCCACCTGCCTCGCGGTACGAATACCGCAGCCTGCTGTTCTCAAGCGTCTCGACCTTCATCCGGCTCGGATGCAGAGGCACGATCTGGTCGATGGCACCCGATGCCCCCGGCACAAGCTCAGAGTAAGCGTCGCCCCACAGGGCAACGTGCATCACTGCCTGCTCACGCCACTCAAAACTCGTCTGCCAGTTGTTTGGCTGGCTGTGCAGTCGTCGATAGAGCGGCAGTTCGCGGGCGAGCCTCTTGCCGCCACTCGCTGTTCGCTCAAGCAGATGCAGCGGCAGACCGGCCACCGTCTCGGCAAGGATTCGCAGACAGGAAAACACAGCCGCGACCGATGTCGCGTTCTCGGGCGTGATCCGCACGCCAGCAGGCGACCGCCCCCCGTCGTCGTCCCACGAACGCTCTTCACCGGGGAGCCACAGGATGCGATTTTCAGCGATCATATGAAAAAGATTTCGGGGGTTGAGGCGGGCGATTGTTCGTTTCGCATCCAGAGGCCGATGCCTTGGCAAAGTGCCACGATGCCGTCGATTCGCTCAGTGCTCTGGGCCTTGCTCGGAAAGATGTTGCCGTGTCGATCCTCGTGGATGGCTACGTTGCCAGCGTTCCAAGTGAGCACGGGGTGCCCGGCGTGTCGCATTCGCCCGTTCAGCATCAGGTTCTCTAGTGTCTTCGCCGATGACGACATGCCGGGACCGCCTTGCGACCATCCTGCCACGAATAGCCCATCCCCTTGCAGCATGTTCGCGAGCATCTGAGCGTTGAACTTCATGTCTACGGCCAGCCCTCTGACGTTGTATTCCTGGCAGATTTGCGTGATGTCACGGTGCAGCGTGGTGTAGTCGGTCACGTTCCCGTCGGTCACGCGGATATGCCCGTCACGAATCCAGCCGAGGTAGTCAACCTTGTCTCGCTGTGCCCGTTCGATGGCGTTCGCCTCGGGAATCCAGAAGAACGGCAGCACGTCGATTGAGTTGTCGGACGGGTCTGGGCACACGAGCACTAGGGCGCTCAGGTCATACGTGCTGGCAAGATCGAGCCCAGCGTAAACAGGGCGATCACCGAACGGCCGCAGCGGAGTGGCACACGCGCCCCACGCAGCGGGCGAGATCCACCGCGTGTCTTGAGTCGTCCAGACGTTGAGCCGGTATCGCAAGAAGGAGTTGAGCTTGGTCGGCGACTGCTCTGCCTCTCGGGCGTCGGCCTTGAACGACTCAAGCGTGATCGTCTCGCCGAGGCTCGGGTTCGCCGCCTTCCACGTCTCTTCGTTCTTCCACGTACCATCGACGCCGGATTCCTGCGGGGCCGCATAGATGCACCCGTAGAAGGCCGGGTCGAACTTTGGATCGGCTATGCACTTCTCAGCGTATTGATGCTGCTCCCAGCAGATTGAGCGGCGGTCATATCCCGCCGTCGTGATCGAGAGAATGAGCGGCGATCTTCTGGCGGCTCCACCGTACCTGAGTGCGTCTCTTGTTTTGCCTGGGCCTCCGCCCCCGGCCTCTCAGCCAGGGGCGAAAGCCCAGAGGCGGCGGTCCCTTTGTGCGTGGAGTTCATCGAATAGCAGCGCGTGAATATTCAGACCCTCGGCCCGAAACGCATCTGCACTCAGAACTCGGTAGAACGAATTGCTCGCCTTGTGAATGATCGTCTTGCGGCTGTCGATCACCTCAAGGTGCCGAGACAACGCAGGAGAGGCACGCACCATCGACGCGGCTTCACGGTAGATGATGCCAGCCTGTTCGCGATCCGCTGCCGCCGAATAGCACTCAGCGCCCGGCTCGGAGTCGAAGGCCGTTAGATAGAGAGCGATGCCAGCGAGAGTTGTAGATTTTCCCTGTTTTTTTGGAAGTTCGATGTACCCAACGCGATGCTGCCGCGTGCCGTCTGGGTTGAGTCGGCCGAACAGCTCACGCATGACGTGATGCTGCCACGGCAGAAGCGTGAACGGCTTGCCCGCGTTCTGACCCTTGCTGTGTCGCAGGATCTTCTCGAAGAAATGCACCACCCGCTCGTACTTAGCCTGGCCCTCTTTGCAGAGGTCAGGCACCGTGGAGCTTGAAGAAGTCTTCGACTTCGTCTGTTGGCTTTTCTTGTGAGCCACCAAGTCGTGCCCTAGAGGATGGAGTCAGCCCGAACTCTGCCATGATCTGCACTTGCAGCGCGACGAGACTGCGATACAGCGATCCGGCCGGGTTGGGCTTCACGCCCCCGAGGTCGGTGTGCATCACAACGCCCGAGGCCCGCAGTGCCAGCAGGCACGACTGACTCGCAGCATACACCTCACACAAAACAGCCAGAGCCTCACCGTCTGCTAGCGTGATCGTGCCGAGTTGTTGAAGCAGGGGAATCATCTCCTGCCACTTCTCGACGGCTGCTGGATCGACCATGAGCCGAGGCGGCATTGCGGGCACGCCAGCTGGCGATTCCAAGTCGGGCCGAATCTTGCGTTTGCTGGGGTTGCCCATCAAGCGCTCGACGGATGCGGGTCTTTTTTTTGGGCCTGTTTTTGCCATGTGTGAAAACGCGGCGGCAATCTGCGGACGCACGCCCCCAAGAGATCGGAAGAGC